GTTGTAGCTAAGGCTGCTGTCACTATCGGTGACTTCAAAAAGACATTTGATGTCACTCTTTACGCAACTGGTATCATCACAGTTTACTTTTTACTTCCAGATGGCGACCACAAAGTGTCTATTAACCTTACTGACTATACTGCTGGTGACTGGACTAACTATGACACTCTTACCAAGACCGTCCACGCTACTAAGGGTGGTAATGGTTCATACCTTTACCCTGTACAGTTTGACCTTTCAAAGGCCCCTACTGTAACTGGTAGTGGTTGGACTCCATCAACTATCGGTATCAAAGCTCGTTTTATGATTAGCAATGAAGGTGTGAAAGCAAATGACTATGTTGGTGTTTCTTCCATCGCTTTCTACGAGAGTATTGAAGACCTTGAACTTAACCGTACTATCTTGCTCTCATGTCTTGATACCTTTGGTGATAGCCAATCGTTCGATGTGATTGAAGGTGCTTGTTCTACCTCTGAGTACGACCCAAAGTCTGGTTCTATCACCTTCAACCTAACTGCTAACAAATGGTCTGAGAACCTCAAATACATCAACCCAACCCTCCGCAAAACTGATGATACTGAGTTCGGTGTTCTCAACATTGTCACTCGTACCGTTGGCAATGCTAACACTATCAACACTGAACTTAACGGCTATGGCTTCATCCAGCTCTCTGACATGGTTGAAAACGACTGTGGTTATGTCTATATTCAGACTCCAGGCTGTGCAGGCAACTCTCACGACTTAGTTCGTGTGAATAGCCCAGTCCCAACCATCGACGCTACTACCGATTCTGACAAATTCCAGGTGCTAACTTCAGACTATCTTGGCAATAAATCACTCGGTCTTATCTTGGTTGGTAAAGACTGGATTGGTCAGGAACTAAACATCATCTATCGCAAGAAGGTGACTGCTGAAGTTTGGGAAGTCACTAATGAGTTCCGTGAGTTCAATGTCTCTATCCTTGCTCCGTTCCGCAAGAAAGACGGCACTCGTGAGTGGCACCTTTACGAGAACGCTTTTGTGACAACTGTTCCAAATAGTATTTCTCGCTCTGATGAAACTACCGTTGAGTTAGAGTTCACCGTTGCAGCTGATGAAAACGGCGTACGCAAGAAAATTGCAAAAATTACTGAAGCTTAATCATGGTAAACAATAAGCAAAAGAGGTGTACTATGAGAAAAGAACGATGTGTCAATATCTACCTTTCCTCATATACACCTTTTTAACGAGGAGAAAACCTATGAAGAAGAAAAATAATAACAATATCGACTGGTTCAAAGCGTTATTCTGGGGTGGCTTCCTAATCTTGAATATCGACTTCTGGCTAATTGTTAACCAGGCAGGGTACTTATTCCCAGCGATTATAATTTACTTGTTATCTGCAGTCTTGTTTGCCGTTGCAGTCATTGAGGAGGTAAGATGAGCTGGAAACAAACAATCTACCCAAACCTCGACGACAAGAAGCTGGTTGTCTATTATCAAGGTAAGCCGCTACTCGACTGGTTCTTATGGTGTTTAGCGGTCGCACAAAGGACATTTAACGTCGCTCCGTTTGCAGCATCTGCTCAAATCGCGTGGAACTGGAACAATACGAAACACCAAGACCGCAACCTTCCAGACGGCTGCTTCGTGCCTATTTGGTGGACTGGTGGAGCGCAAGGATACGGACATGTAGCTATTGCTAAACGTACTGGCAATCGTATTCAGATTTGGTCTAGCCCATACCGCCATAAGCCATACTTTGATTACTTTGAAGGTGAGCTTAACGCCACGATTGACACTGTATCTCGTATCTATGGTTGTACTTACGCAGGTTGGACTGAGACGATGAATACTACTCGTGTTGTTGAGTGGGTCAATCCACCACAGTTAAAATCCAACGAAGAAATCGCAGCCGAAGTCTGGCGTGATATGTGGGGTAAAGGTCAAGACCGTATCAACCGTTTAACAAGTGCTGGATACGACTGGAGGGCTATTCAAGACTTGGTTGAAAAAGGTGTAGGAAAACCTGTGGAAAAGCCTGTTGAGGCTCCTAAACAGCCAGAAACGCCAAAGGTTGAAGAAACAGAACCTGTGGAAAAACCTGTTGAACAGCCTAAGGTTGAGGAGGTAAAACCTGTTGAACAACCAAAGACTGAAGAAACAAAACCTGTTGAAAAACCTATCGAACAACCTAAAACTGAAGAAAAACCTAAAGAGGAGGAAAAACCTATGGATAAGACCCCTGAACTTACTGATGATAAAATCAAACAATTTAACGATGCTTACCAAGCTTCACTCGCTCAAGCTAGTGGTATTATTGAAGAAGTCGGAAGTGGTTTTGACTTCAGCCAGAAGACTAAAATGATTGCCTACCTACTTGGTGATTTTCTACTTCTCGCTGGTGCTATCACCCCACAAGTTATTCTTGCTGTTATGAGTCTTAATGACAAGAATATGACCGCTTTCGGTACTGCTCTTGCAAGCATCCTAGCCACTCTTGGTTCTCAAATCTTGCTAATCTTTAAATTAATGAAGAAGAAGAAATAGTATGGTCATTGCGGTGGAAGACATCACAGCTTTCATCTCAGTAGTGGCTGGCGTGATTACGGGAGGGCTTGTAATCTTTAGGTTTGCAAGCTCTATCGTGCAAAAATGGATATGTAATATGCTCAAGCCAGTCAACGACAAGATAGACGAGTCTAATAAAGCTATAATGACCAGACTCGATGTGAACGCTGAAGAAATCAAACAAATGCAACTTGAACAATACAAGAATTTCTTGACTAGATACCTTGCCGATATTGAACGAGGTACGGATTTAACGGAAATTGAGCTTGAACGCTTCAATGACATTAAGACAAAATACGCCGACCTTGGCGGAAACTCATATGTCCATAGAAAAATCGACAAATTGGAAGAGCAAGGCAAGTTATAGATGAAATACCTAGGTTAAAACCCTAGGTATTTTTTATGAGCTACAATATAAACATATGAGCGATTTAGTTAATACAATCCTTTCTACCGCGTCTGAACAAAAATCAAGGTCTAATCAACGCAAGACCACTGTTGTCCGTGTCTGTGGTGAAGAACACAGTGCGGTGACTCCACCTGCTGATGACCCAGCTCGTCCACCTCAGTCTGCAACTATATATTTTTGTGCTGACCCGGAAATGGCGTATCTTTCACAATGGAGATTTAAACTAATCATTGGAGACCCACTAGGTGACGACCATGATGCAAATATCAACTGGGGTAGTCAACCAAATTATGGTTCTCTTGGTGCAACACATGGCCCATGGAGTTCACTTAGTGAATTTTACAATGACACATATGGTAAGGGTGTCGATATGGACGGAGGCTATGGCTACCAATGTTGGGACTTGATTGAATACTTTATGGTCAATCAAGCAGGCGTAAGATTTGCAACTGGCGTGTCTGTCGGGCTTGGGGCTTGTTATTCTGGTGTTTATTGGTCTTGGGCGAACACGGCAGCTAGAAACAAAATCACCGAAACTGGTAAATTCAGGGCTATCTCTGGCAATAGCGACATTATGCCAGGTGATGTTGTTATCTGCGATTTAGGGACTGTGATGGGGGGTGAGTGCGGTAATATCAAGGTCGGTCATGTCGGCATTGCACTTGATGGTATTGACTCTGGCATTTACCGACACCAAAACAAAATAAATCTACTCGCACAGAATCAAGGTGGCTATCCATATCGGCTTGGCGGGGCTAACGCTAATGTTATCCAGCTCCCAATATCGAAGATTCTAGGGGTATTTAGATACACGGGTAGTGACTATATGCCAAACCCACCAGCTGGATATAATGTCCCATAAAAATAATAATAAATTGGAAGAATATAATTAAGATATGACAAGCACCGTAGTACAAGCAGAACGCATTGAACCTCTATCAAGAGTGTTTGATGAAAACAATGAAAAAATGAACGAGCTTATCACTCTTATTTCTGCTTTTTGCAATATTAACCCAGATAACATCGGGATGGAAATTGGTCGTTTTGTTTCAGACAAAGCAGCGTATTGGAACTTAATTTGGCAAACGCTTCGCATCATCTCTAGCATTACTTGCTGGGATGACCACCCTGAAGATTTATTCTTGACCCAAACAAGACTACAAACCTACCCTGTGAGGGTCGAACATTGTGAGTGTTTATGCAAGTTATGTGATGAAGCTTTTGTAATTATTCCACTTGAATATGCCCCACACCCTACGCCATTTATGGTCTCTGCTAGAATTACTGGTATGATAAATGGTAAATTCGTTAGGAAAGAACTAGATATTCCAGAGCTAATGCAAGGTTTTGATGAAGGTCGAGATAAACTCTACATCAGCAAACAAGTGTTTTATGACTTAATCAAGGCTGAAGACAACTGCTGTTCTTGTGAATACGATTTTACTGTGACTCTTGAATACAACGCTGGTTATGATGCTTTGCCAGCTGGATTGTTACCAATCATTTGCTATATCTTGAACAAGCTCAATAAAGATGTGAACTCTGAAGACTGCCATGACAATATGACAGCTACATCTGGTCTGCTCAAACGCAAGAAGGTTGGAAATGTCGAATACGAGTGGTCTACCCAAGACACTACTGCATCTAAAACTGCGACCCTATATTCAGATTTGCATGACCTTGGCATGCTCGATGAAATCATGGCTATTTCAAGATGTTATTTAGCAACACAAGAGGAGGTGTTAGGCGATGTCGTGTAAAAATTGTGGTAGTTCAAATAGAGTTAATAACCAAATCCCTGTGATTGAACCTGTTTCATACACACCAGAACAGGTGGTTGGAAAATCTGATACAGATGCAAAAGTCCGTGTCAGATATTACGGTGGTGGAACAATGGCTAAAAAAGTAGCAAAATGTGCCACCTGTGGGGCGGCAAAAGGTGCATACGCTCGTGTCACCAATGAAATGATTATGTTCGCTTCAGATGATGCCCCTAATGGTATGTTTGAACAAATGGTCGAAGCAGGTCGTGATTACTGGGTCACTGAAAAGCAAGCTGAGTATTTATTAGCCTTAACCTATACCAACCAAGCTGGACAGGTTGTGAACAAATTCCAACAGGTAATTGACTAGATTAGAGCTTTACTGTTTTATCCGTCGTGCTATGAGGAAAGGGGGCTAAACCCTTCGCCTCATTAGCACGATTTTTTATGCCGTCATAAATACAACGAATACAGGTGTTAAACTCAATCCCGAGCGCCAACGATACCACCCCAGCGAACACCTCAAACGACTTATGTAGGTTAATATCGCCAACTGCATTATTAAGCACATCTGCGGTCTCTTGAGCGAGTACAAGCTTCAATGAGGCGTGTTTCAACAAACAACGACAGTCTTTCTGTGCTTCAGGGATTGTCTCAAATAGATAGCTCATCTCAGTATCGTATGCTTCATAAGCTAGCTCTCTAACCTTATGATAATAAGCAATCTTATCTGTTAAGTCTCTGATTAAATTCTCATCTAACCCAGCGTTTTCGATGTCTTTCTGAAGGTACTGTATCTTCTCATAACAATGGTTGATAATCGCCATGTTATGACCAATCTCAAATAGCCAGTCCATCAGCCATGGGCGTTTGTCTAGTTTGTAATCTTTTGTATCAAGAACTTCGTTTTCATCCATGGTTCCATTATAAAACAAAAGGGGGACTTTCGACATATAATGAGAATATGAACGGTACGAAGCCTATCAACAATACCAGCAATCAAATCACGATTATTCGGAAACATGTGTATAACAATATCCCGATGTTCGATGATGAAGAAATGCCCCCTCAAAATGAGTGGGTCAAACTTTATGATTTAAGGTGTATCGACGGTGACCCAGGTGTAACTGCTCGTATTTATGAGTTGGAGAACGACCCCAACTATAAAAATCAAAACACAACATCGTACTACAACTTCAGTTTTGACTCTGCACACCAGATGGTCAAGCCACCTTACGATATCAAGGAAGGCGATTATGTTGCGTTTAAACAGCCGTTAAACACCGAAATTCATTTGTGGAAAATTGTAAAAAGAGAGACCGTCCAACTATTCCATAACTGTTGTGTATATATCATCACTTGTAATGCCACTACCCCTCGTGAGCTAGAACGCTTTATGGAGTGTGGTGTATATACTACTATTAGTGATGAAGAAGTTAACTCGTTAGGAAAGGTTTAGGTTTAATAATCATGTCTAAAACTGTTGCGCTTGCTGAAAAATTCATCTGGAATAATCTGAGAATGTACCTTCTCACACATAAATCTTGTCTGTTAGATAATTTACTAACCATCGAGAATAGTGAGGCAGAAGCCCCATCAGCCAGATATGGTACAGACTTTATTGCTGAGATGGACAAACATATTGGACTAGGTTCATATGCAAATAATCAACCTACCCAATTCTCAAGGCTTCCCTATGTCACGGTTAATATCACCCCTATCGCTGGTGGAAAATGTAATACTCGTGTTGTGATAGGATTTGAAATTGTCTATACTACTGACACCCCTACTCAGACTGGTCATAAACAAATCCCTGTGGGTAACTCTAGCGAGTCTGTTGCTTCGTTCAAGGCTAATATTATGAGTGCATTAGATGAGCTGATGTATGATGCAACGGATGAAATCCATTACGGGCAAGTGTCGTTTTTCGATGCTCTAAGAGAGAAAACAATAACCCACCCATTTAATGGGCAAACAAAACAATGGGCATACGACATCTGGGGACAGGTCGATGATAAGGTCGATGTCTCTGAGGTCTACCAACTAAAAAGGGAAGACAGGTCATCTGCGATGTCTGTATTTTCTGTTGTGTACACAATGGATTTGAACAGACTCAAAGGCCACGATGTTGATTGTGGTTGTTAGAAAGTAATTTCTAGTGGCTTGATATAGACAAATGATTTCTTGTCTAGTTGATTGCCAGTAATCTTTACCGTGTTTTTGCCAGGAACGATTTCAAAATACGGAATATTCGTGACTTTGGCATCAGGAATAATTGACCTCACATAATTCCACTCACCAACAGTTCCTGCTTTCCGTTGGTATAATCCGATGCCTACACCAAAACCAGCTACAATCATGGTGTTCTTATCATAAGTGCCTTTGAGGGTGACCGTGTCGTTATTGACTGTGATGGTAGGATTAACAAAAACCCCTCTCAGCCTTATCTGAACTGCGGTACTAGGAAGGTCGGTCATTGAACAAAATGAGATTGTTGTTTCATTAACAGCATCTCTATTTTTTAGTCGATATTTATCTCCCCATCCTGCATCATAACAAAAGAAGTTCTTCTCTAGCCCACAGTCATATCTGATGTGAAATTGCTGAGGACACCTTGCACCTAATAGATTAGTAATCTCTGTACGAGACCATGAACAAAGAGGTTTATATTCTGCATCGACAGGGACTTCTGGTTCAACGGTAAAACATGGTAAACACCTATCTTTACCTGTGATGTCGCATCTAGCGTCTTCATAAGACCAACAGTATTCATTGTCAAAGTTGATGAAACGAGATGGACAATACTGCGCAAGAAATGTTCTTGTCTTCCATGCGTATACCCAATAACCGTCGATTAACTCAAATGTCACAGATAGTGTGATTTTATCTTCTCCAATAGAAGCAATAGACTCATTAACTGATAACACACGAGCGTTAGCCCAAATAATCTCTCCACCATTTTGGACTGCCCATAATTTGCCTGAACGAGCTAGTTGACGTTTAATAAAGCGTGCATAACGAGGCTTATCACCACACGCAATCTTCTTAAAATCAAAAGATAATGTCGCATCAAACTGTGCGGCGTTGAGTACTCCATATTCACCTAGATGACCATAATAATTACCGTGTTGATGGTTAGTATAAGGGGTCGATGTACCTTTGAAAGACGCTGTATAGGTCTGTTCCTGAATTTCGCCAAATGAAATAGGAAGGTTATTGAATTGCAACAACCTCTTATATACCTTTAGCGATTTGTTTACATCACTCATACTTGAATTATACTATCGGTCAAAAGGTATGTTTTTTTCTTTCTGGTAGTTAGCAATCGCTACTAATAATTTTGACTTGTTGATGAACTTTTCTACTGAGGCTGCATCTTCTTTGATATATGTTCCGTATGGAGTTGGAGATAGTTGGTAGAAATTGTTGGTAACTGTCTTCCCTAAGATGATGTCGCTTGTTCTATTTATTAAACTTAATACTTTATAGAACGCTTCTGTTGAGTCTGCCTCATAGGTGTCGCTATACATATCTAATCGCCTGAACTCTGTGACTTTATTTTCAAGAGGGTTATAAGCGACGATAACACGGTAAATTTTCTTCACTTGAAAGGTACTCCTTTTTATGTTCTTATTATAAGACACTTATCAGAAAGAAAAAAGAAATAACTATTCCAAAATTATAATAAAGGTATGGCATACACATCGAAATCTAAATTCAATCTAGGCAAATACACCCCAGGTTCAGGGTGGAAGGATTTTGATGAAGCGTTAACTCTCACTATGGAAAAATCTATGGCGTTTATGGAATTTAATGCTGGCCGCTGGGCAAAACAAACTCTTGAGGAACTCAAAAAAAATGTACCTGTCGACACAGGTAATTTACGAGACTCTATTGAAATTGAGAATAAATTGAATACAGAGGGGTATATCATTGTCGGCGTAAATGAACAAAAGCTTATCGGTCCGAAAAAGGTCGGGCGTGGCTCATTTGCCCGTAGAATCCCTGCATTTAACTATGTACCTTTTGCTGAAAGAAACGCAAGAGATACTAGCTTACGCTTCTTCGTTGAAAGAATATGGTTTGAAATAGCTAGACAAAAAGCAGAGGAGATTTTTAAATAATGTCAGAGTCTACATTTAACCCAAAGATTAAACTTGAAATTGACGCTACCAAAGCGGTCGACCAGCTTTCAAAGCTTGCTGATAATGTTAGTAAGCTAAAACGCATGATTGAAGACCAGAACCACGCCCATGTAGATATTAACACCGATGTCTTTAACAAAAAGGTCGATGATGCTAAGAAGAACTTAATCAGTATTGGAAAATCCCTCACCTCAATGTCGAAAGACGCTACTGGGGCAACTAAAGCCGTTGGCGATGAATTAGACAAACTTCGTGCTAAGACAACCCAAAAGATTACTTTTGATGGGCTAATCCAAGCTCTTGATAGGCTAGCTGGTCGTATAGACCAAATCATCACCTCTAACATCAACGCTCTTCGTGAGTCGTTAAAAGGTGCGGCACGAGATGCTGAACATACTGTCATTACGATGAATAACCAACACCTCTCTCGTACCTTTAACCAGTTAAAGACTACGATTAGTGAAGTCCGTGAAGAAGTTAAAGGGCTATCGAAAAACAAGGTTGAGATAGATGTCTCTAGTGCAACTGAAAACACAAAAATCCTTAAAAATGAAATCAGAGGGGTTCGTGACCAACTCGAAAATAAGAGGTTAAGTTTTCAAGACGATAAAGCTGTACAACAAATCACTAACCTTATTCGTCTTGTTGCTAAGCTAAAAGAACAACTTGAAGACCTCTCTAAGAAGAGCCTCAATGTGAATATCACTAATGAAGGCTTCGCTCAAATGATTAAGAGCGTTAACAATATGTGGGACGTGCAAAATCAACAGATTAAGCGCACCTCTTATGAGATTAAAAAGCGAAAACTAGATTATAAAGATTTACATAGCTCTGCTAAGGCAACTTCAAAGCAGATTGACTCTTTTGTTGGTGCGACTGCTAAGGGGACTAAAAACCTGGCCTTAATGAAAAAAGGTATGGTGACTATTAAAGATAGTGCAACTGAAACCAAAGATTCAGGCATTAAAATTACCGATGCGTTGCTTAAAGGCTTTTACACTATCCGTGGTCTTGCTTCTGTCTTTGAACAAGCACAAATGTTCTCATACCAAATCTGGCAAAATGTTGAAAATATGGGTAGGTCGTTAATTAGTACCGCTCTCCCTGCTTTGAAGAAGTTAAACGATAGTGGCTTTGAAATGGCTAACACATTTGAGACTTCTCGAATTGGCTTCAAGCTATTCTTCCCAAATGACAACCCAGACACTTTAACTAAAGAGATTAAGAAACGTGCTATTGCTAACACCGCCTTTAACTCTGCTGACCTTGCTAAATACGCTGGACAATTCGCTCCAATCTCTAACGGTGACTCTAAACTCGCTCTCGACGCACTTGAAGGTATTGCTGACCTCTTAATGGCATCTGGTCAAGAGGTCTCAACTTACCTTGATAAAATCGTCACGAACACTATTCAGGTCGTGACTACTGGTAAAGCTACCGCTCGTGACTGGCGTGAGTTCACTCAAAAGGTGCCTGTGTTTGAAAAGATACTTAAATCTGTTCAACCTGACCTCGCTCAGCGCGTTAAAGACCCTAATGCTGAAATCTCACAAGATGACACTAAATACCTCTTGCAGGCTCTCCAACTTGTTCATACAAAATCTAGTGTTTCTAATGTTTCAAAAGACTATGCTCGTTCATACGCTGGCTTGAAACAACAGATGCAAGAAACTATCCAAACTACCATGGACGAAATCGTCACAGGGTCTGGTTTTTATGATGCGGTAAAAAATGTCTTTAGAGAGCAAGACCGTATGGCTGGTATGCTCAACTCCTTCATTAAACCTATCTATGTGAAGATGGCTAAGGTCGTTCGCTCTATCGACATGGATAAGGTTGAACAAGTCGCAAGGGTATTATTCAATGGAATTAGCGAAATTGGCAAGACCGCTTTCGATGCGCTCCGTGAGATTACTGGTGGCTCCGATATTTACTCGATTGCGAAAAAAGGCATCAGGCTGATTGTCGAAATGATTAAGGGCTATATTGACGGACTTAAAACAGCGGCAAAATGGTTAAAAAGCTTCAGTCAATTTACGAATATACAAAACTTAAGTGGTGTGATTGGTTGGCTCGCCTCTCCTGCTGGGCGTGGTATTTCTCAGGCTGTCACAGGCTTGGCTGGTATTGTTCAGAGTATTGCTAACGCCTCTACTCTACTTAAAAAAACAGCAATGGGTAAAACTTTATCCAAAGGCCTGGGAGCAACATGGGACACCACTAAGCTCCTCACAAAGGAGTTCCTCCATACAAAACTTGGTTTTGATTATGCGTCAATCGCTAAGGCTGGCAAAATTGTCGGAAAACTCGCTTCAGTGACCGTTAAAGGTGTGATTGTTTATTTTGTAAACGAGGCTGTCACCTCACTCGTTGCTAGTCTTACTTCAGGAGATACAGGGCTGACCACCCTTGCTGGCATCGCTACTGGTGGCATCGGTGGCGCTATGGCTGTTGGTTCTGTGTTCGGTCCTGCTGGTGCAGCAATCGGTGCGGCTATCGGTGCATTAGTTGGAGGGTTCCAAGGGGCAACTAAGGCAGCTGAAGAATTTGCTAAACGGGTTAAACAAGCTACCGAGGAAGCGACTCAAAGGCGTAAAGATGCATGGGACGAACATGCAACGCCTCTTACCGACCAAGTGTTCAAGGCTCTTCAAGCGGCTGGACACGGTATTGACACTGGAAGTGCTATTGGTAAATTTGCATATAACCAGGTGAAGGAGTACTTTAGAAATGGTGGTGATAGTCTTGAAAAAGCTATGGACATTGCTAGACAGCAATACCGTTCTAAACTGGTCAATAACAAACTTGATGAATATACAGAGAGTAAGGAGTTCAGAGCCCTTGGCAATACTGGCAACGTCTTCAAATACAAAGGTTCTGAACTCACCCAGCCACAACGAGACCGCCGTGATAAATTAGCTGAGCTGTTAAAACTCTACAATCTAAACGGTGATAGTTCTGTCTATGATTACAAAGACAAATCTAATGAAGAGATTGTCTCTGACTACTTCGGTTCTACTCCAATGACAGAGGAGCAAGTGACTGCTCTTCTTAATAATGAGGGAACACAACTTGATGCAACTAGACAAATTGTTGGCTGGAATATCCCAGATGCTATTACCAAACTTGGTAAGACGATTGACACATCACTAGGCACTAAAGCTGGTTCTGTAAATGGAGCTATTAGTGGTGCAGCTAAGACTATTGTTGACGGTTTTAGGGACTTATTACTAATGCGTGATTATGATGCTGTGGTGAAGAATAACCAAGAGTTGATGCGTAAAACCGAGAAAAACGATTGGTGGACTGGGGAAAAGAGCTTCCAGTTAATGCCTACTGACGGAGGCGAACCGTTCACTGTTAAAACAAAAGACGGGCATATAATTAGTGACGATGCTACAAAGGGAAAAGTCACTAGACTCAAAGAAGATTACATGGGCTTCAGGGATAGGGTGAATAAAGAGCCTGAGTCTGATTACCAAAAAGAGTTATTGAAGAAAATTGACAATGCTATTAAGTTCCTTGCTTCTCTTGATGGGACTGTTGGTGAAGCTTCGGATGATAATCCTTTATTCCCATCTTGGGATAAAGTTGGGAACCCGTTCACCTCGGGACTCTTCGCCCCTATGCCTTTCAAGCGTAAATTCTCTGGTGGCCCTATTGGCGTTGATACTGTGCCTGTGATGGCTCAACGAGGGGAGTTTGTTGTTAGAAAAAGCGTGGTTGATAAGGTAGGACTACCTGCAATGTCTGCTCTTAACCTAGGTGACACTAAGCTTGCTTCTTCTCTCATGGGTAGACCTAATACTGTTTCTGATAACCACGCCCGTACATATAACGACACGACAAATAATAACCATCGTAGCGTCAGACAGTTTATTAAGATTGTTAACAGAAACAATTCTGGTGCTGGCAATTCATATCGAAGACTTGGTGCAAGGGCAGCACTTGGCGCTATTTACTAATCATCTTTTGGTATACCAGTATCAGGCACATAGATTGGGGTACGCCTGTCAATCGTTTCTGAGTCCATGGCATCATTATAACTAGTTCGCCCATACTCTGGGTACAAAGTCCCAAGCTCAGAACTTGTTGTCACATCAGGTGTTTTTGCTTTTTCATGTAGTTTATATGCCATCTCTGGATTGGTATTCGGACGGAGTTCTTTATCAAGAGTGATTGTCGCTACTTCATTTAGCTCAGGGTCAAAAGAAATAATTCTCTGAGTGATATAAAAACACTCATCAACATGTGCGATAGTAATTTCTGTTGGCTCGCCACACTCATCAACACGAGACACTTTTTTATCATAAAGAAAACGCACTCTCTTTCCTACCATATCAACTGCTGGTAATGCTGTTGTATTGAATTGGTATTGCCATTGAGGACGCTGTGCTTTCAAGAACCTAATCGCTCTATTATAAGCACGCTTAGTAATCTCGATACGGTCTGCGTCTGTGATTTCTAGCTCGACTTTTTTGTCGTTCTCATCTGTGTATTCTAGGTCAGGGATAGGGTAAAGGTCAGAAAAATTATACACAGTATGATATACCGCCCCGTTATCTTTACCTAACTGTTCGAGGTCAGTCACATAATATTCACGGTTCTCATTATTTGCCATGACAGGTATGTCGATATTCTCATAGACTTTCTCATTGTTGATTTTCTTATGTGTCTTATTGTCGTATACAGCATCAGGCTGGAGGTTGATATTAAACTCATATTTCTCTACTGGGAATAGTGGGTCTTCAAGAGTGGCTTTGTTTTTATAAATCTCTTTGAGGGTTAGATGCAATACCCCCTCGCCCACATCACCACAAAACACAGCAGCACGGTTAAAATGGTCTGTTAAGTCTTGTGAACATACTGGGTCGCCTAACATTGTGATAAGTGAAATGTCTTTAGCTGGATTAAAATCACACTCTTCAAGGTCATAATCTAAAACATTTTGTGAGACGATGATTGAATAATCACACTCATCTTGAAAATTAGAAATCTTCACCCCATCACCAAACGCTCCATTGGTCGGTTCATACCACATCTCATGACCAGAAATAGTGCCTAAGAAATGTAAGTCTTTGGTGTTTTTCATAATCTCTGCTAAAGCTTCTAATTTATTAGTCGATGAGAAATTCATCTCAAGCTTTGTGTTATACGCATAAGCGTCCATCTCAATCGTTACAGGAATTTCTTGTGGAACGTATAATCTCTCCGCTGGAGATAATATATCTGGATTTGCTTGTACGTGTCTTGTTGCTGTACCGATTGGAAGAATTGGGTAATCTTTGTTCACGGTGAGATTGGTCAAATACCCAATCTGTCTCAATACCTGTTCATTTTTAACATAGTCATCAGGGAAGCTCAGTTTAGCGACATTTTCTATACAATGCCCAAGAGGCATATTTTTTACAACAAGGTTAATTGGCATCAGCCATTGCTTCATCTCTGCCATGCGATGAGCAAGCGATAAGGTTGCAATCTCGTCTTCGTAATTAACCTCAATCGACTCTACAATACAAGCCATGCCATATTTGCGTTTGTTATTGACCATAACTGATAACAACACACGGTAGTTGTTCAAATTCGTCACAGGTATACCTTTATCGTCTTTTGGCAAGTCTTCAATAGGGATAGTGATTGAAGCGGTCGGGACATCATCTAAAGCCTGTGTAATTGTCAACCCATTGCCAACCAGTCTTGTCCCTCGGCAGACTTCTTCGTATTTAATCTTATACCCAGCATAGGTCTCACTATCTAAGACTTTCTTTTGGAATATATAATAAACTGAACTTCTTGTCATCTTGACTTAATTATATGCTGAAAGGAGGGTTCTGACTTTGTTGATATAATTGTTGTATGGTACGAGTTGAAATATCTTATCGTGATGATGCTGGAAATAATGCTTGGCTAGACATTACACAGTCATTAGCTAAACAGTTCTCTGCTGGACTCCCTAGTGGGTTTGGTAAGGAAGACTACGGTATTTACCCAGATAAAACTGCTAAAGACCATGAGCCAGGTCATTGGTATGACCTACGTATGTGTATTTATGATGCTGTGCAAGATGCAAAAACACAATTAGAAATCGCTAAACAAAACACCTCTTCTAATTCATCTGGTGCGAATAATGTCGAACTTGCAGAGAAGAAACTAGCTAGTCTTAAAAACTTCTTTGATGGACGAGCACACGCAATTAAGGTAACTGATACTGAAAGCAAAACAAATAGTAATCTTGGTGTGAATATCAGGGTGTTGATGGAATATCGATATACATCACGAAACGCATAAAAAAGAAAAAGAGATGTTTAAGGGTGATAAAACATCTCTCTTTCCAAACAAATATATGGAATATGGAGCACGAGGTGAGAGTCGGACTCACTAATGTAGCTTTTGCAGAGCTATCTCTAACCGTTTGAGTTCTCGTGCATTTTTGATACTACAATAGCATATCAGCCATCTCCTGTAAATCTATCTCATTTTGCCTTCGGGTAGACTCATCTATTCCGTTCTTTTGCATATTAAGTGCATCTTCTAGGCTAATGAACTTCACCGCCCAACGGTCTGTCGGGAGGACTCTCTTCTGCGCTCGTTCCTTTGGAGACATCATCTCATATGACTCTCTTGCATGAATATTTGAATACTCACCATAAGCCACCATCAACTCTTCCACCGTCCACTCGGTCAATATTTGATAGGGTCTTATACCTAGCTCTTTCGCTACGAAATGAGCCATGGCAGACCAGATGTTTAAGCTCGCATTATATTTTAATTTTGCGTCTGGGCTGCTTTGGTGGTTGAGGTTTTCTGCATAGATTCTAAAAAATTGCTAGTCTCGTTAATGATGTTTGGCTCGTTCTCGATTAGCTGGGTAAGGAAGGTGAACAACTCTTGTGCGTGTTCTAGACGCTCTTTTTTCTCACCAAGAACGAGTGAAGCTAGCTCTAAAATGTCTTCAGTATGGTTAATAAAAACCTCACCTACATAAGCCTGCAATGCACTAGATGAGTATCCTTCTTCGGTTAACACGCCGATGTCTGTTAAGATTGACAACAGAATAGATGATACCTTTGTACGATAGAGAGGTTTTACTCTTTTATTTTTATAATGAAGCGTACCAACATATCTTTTTGTTTTAGGGTCATAGTCAAGCATACTACGGTCTGTAGCTGAGATTTCTTCAGGTAGATATTCATACTTAATTGTATAATCACCGTTTGTTGGGTGGAGATTATTTGGGTCGCCGACTACTGATACATTGTTGCTTTTCGGGTCAATAGACACAGCTGGGCTGTCCTGCATATTATTATCAATCGCTTGAGCCATCTGTGCTAACTGTTCATTGCTTAATTCAGGTGTCATATTGTAGATTTTCCTTTTAGTTATTTCTTATCGTTATTATAACTTGTGTTTTTCTTTTTAGCTTCAGATTCAGCCTCAGGGTTGACTGTCTTTTTTGTCATTAGCTTTGTTTCTTTAGCTAGCTTAGCAGCGTCTGCAATTTGCCTCTCAGCTTCAGCACGGGTCTTCTCAATGTCTGCTTGAGCTTTCTTGTCTAATAATTCATACTCACGGAATTTGACTTCACCCCTAACCCCTGAAGCACGACAAATGTAGTCTGAAAGCTGATGTGAATATCTCTGCTGAAATGGACGGATTGTCTTGTCCATGGTGAACTCAAGCATTGAAGACATACCTGTATTCCAACCAGATGACTTGCCACCAACGAGCAATGAGTGAATACCATAAATATCTGCCACCACATCTTTAGCGTCGTTATAAATACCGAGATAATCTGGCAATCTAACTGTGCCTTCGAGTTTCTTAATTTCTTCAATCTGGTCTTTACGGACAATCGACATACGGGTCTTCTGAGACTTCTTCATCTTCTCAGCAAGACGCTTAGCAGCTTCCATCTGTTTGTCTGAAGCGGTCTTAACCATCTTCTTATCAAGCGCCCCTCTAACTGATTGTTCAGTGGTTTGTTGAGATAATAATGATGTTAATGACTGCCCTGCAGATAATCCTGCTTTCAGATACATGATGTAGTCTGAACCGTCATTAAGGATTTCATCACGGAAGTTCTTAATAAGGTCGATTAAGAGATGGGTTCTTAACTTGTCATATGATAACGGTGAACGACCATAATCTCCGTCATTTGAATTACGCAAGTGGCAAAAATTCTCTGGCTCGATATAAACACTCTTTGCCCTGGCTAATGTTTCTGGGTCGTTATTATCAGCAATCACATATGAGCCGTCTGCAGCGACTTTCAACATCTTCTGTTTAATCACTTCTTCAAGAGTATATTTCTTACCATTTAAGACAAATGTGTGTTCAGGTTCATCTTTCTCGACCTTAAATCCTTTATCAAGATTAACCTCATAAAAAGCTAGTGACTTCAAACCAGGAATCACCTCAACTCGTCCATTTACCTGAGTAGTGAGAGGTAATTTCCAAATTCTTAATTGCTGTGGCATGACGGAATAAAAATCACCTAAAGATAACCTAATACCAGAATAGCCATACATCAGGGAGTTCTTCACAGAGTCTGCGATGATATCTTGATTGGTCTGGCCCATAGCGTTCTTCCTCTGAAGCCACTCATCAAGTTTCTTCTGATTATATGGGTCTTTAGCTTCTAGCCCTGCACCAATGATTAACTGGGTATAGAACGAGACAACGAAATTAACTGCTGGAAGGTTATCGACTAGATATTCAATCGAATATACTGCCAGCTTCTGCTGTTTACTATTGGCTGGAACACAGGTCATATCACCGCACATTGAGGCAATGAGCTGTTCCATCATTTCATCTGCTACATGGTCATTTACATAATCACCTTGTGAGGCATGAGCCCCATAAACGCTGTCGAAATCTTCTTGTTTTGTGTTATTTTCTTCCATACTACTCTCTTAAGCTTATTTGTTTTTATTATAGCATTTAGCTTTTTTCTAGAATTTTACTGGTTTTTGTCGTTTTTTCTTCATTTCTTCAGCTTTTTTACGAATTAAAAATTCTTCATATGTCTCTTCAACTTGCATCTTTGAATAGCCGTTCTTTAACAGATGTTCAACCGTTTCAACTGCTTTCTCTTTTCCTCTACATATATATACAGGCACTTTTGCACGCTCCAATATCTTAGCCCAGTACATCTGGGTTGGTGATACTACGCCTTTTTCTTTTCGCTTCATCTCAATCCCCACCAGCCCCTGTTCAAACACCACAAATAAATCTGG